GGATGTCGATCGTCACGGGGATCGGCGCCCCTGCAAAGCTGATGACCTTGCCAGCTGATTGCTCGTCGTTGTTCAGAGCTTCCGTGAACGAGCGGTAGGGCCGGATCCCGCCCATCGCATTGATATGGGCGTAGAGCATCGCGTTGTGATGCACTCGCCCGTCTTCCCAGAACGCCGGGTCTAGAAACACCAGCCCCCTGGGGTCGGTGGTGCTGATCTCGATGCGGTCGCCCTGGATCAGGTTCTGCTCTGCGCCGATAAAGCTGAATCGGTTGACCAGTTCGTTGATGTCCTCTGGCCGGATGTTGCTGGTCATCGTCAGGCCCGTGCGCCGGCGCAGTTGAACGCAACCGTTGTCGCCAGTGACGAACATCAGCCCACACCTCGAACGAGATCGCCGTCCATCGTGAAATCCAGCTGCACAGAGCTGATCTCACCCGAGGATGCCCCCAGGCTGACGCGGGTGATGAAGGCGTCAAGCTGCAGCACATCCTCGGCATTGCTGCCCAGGGCGAGTTCCAAACGGACGCGGTCATTGCTGTCAAGCGCACCGCGACGAGCGACACGCTGCACCAGCCCGACGAAGGAGGTCTTCTCAGGTTGCCCGTAGATGTCGGGGCGGTAGTACAGCACCGTGGCACTGCCCGAGGCGTTTTTGCGCCCTGGCCGGTAGGTGGGAGCGTAGTCATCCACCGTGGTGGTTTCCAGCAGCTCGACCGAGACGTCCAACGACCAGTTGCTCACCTTGGCGACTGGTTTGCCCAGGTAGCGCAAGCTCCCGTGTCGTCCGCTGAAATAGCTCATGGCGCCTGCCTCAACTGCAGTCTACGCCGATCTCCTTGAACAACCCGTCGCTCAGGTCTGCCTTGAACAACCCGTCGCTCAGGTCTGCTACCAAGCTGGTGGCGGTGCCCCCATTGATTACGCAGGGGTGCTCCATGGCCCGCACCGTGATCTCCGCGTCCTCGTTCATCGAGACATCAATGACGCGGAACACCCGCTTGGCGTCGCTGCTATTGCCCAGCACAAACAGGCTGCCGGGTTCAGCGTTCAGCCCAGTGGCGACCCCATCGCTGATCACAACCCCGCCATGCACCTGGGGGTCGCTGGTGGAGTTGTAGGTCATCACCGTGTAGGTGCCATCGGCAACACCAACTGTCAGGGGCATGTCCAGCACCCCGCCCGCTTGCACCACACCGGTCCGCACCGAGTCCCAGCGCTTCAGGCCGATGTCCACAAAGATGTAGCTGCCAGGCTGCACGGGGCTGTCGGTGGGCACCGTGCGGAACTCAACGCTGCGGGCCACATGCCGGCGCTGCTGGCACAGCATCCGCCCGTAGAGCACCGCCTGCTGCCGCTGGCTCACCCAGTCCGACAGGTCGAAGGTCTGCCACACCGCATCATTCATGTACGTGTCAGCCAAGGCCAGCGTGACGCTGGTGTTGCGGGCAAACACCTCGTCGTCCGTGATCTCCCGATAGACCACCGTCACCACGATGTCCTTGGTGTTGTCGCCGTAGTCCAGATACTCTTCCTTGTAGGAGTCCTCCAGGATGTTGCTCTCGTTGAAGAGCGCCGAGATCGTCAGCGCGGTGGTGGCTCTGCCGTCTGCTGTCACCGGCAACGCAGGCACCAGTGTCTCCTTGCCGTTGATGCGGGCGAACTCCAGCAGGCTGTAAGGCGCCGCCTCAGCCCAGAACTCACGCCACCCGCGCCGGTCAGCGAACACCCCGTCCATGAACATCTGGCAGCCCAGGCCGTTGCTGATGCAGAACCGCTTGGCCAGGGCCAGCTGCCGCCAATCCACAGCGTTGGCATTGGCAAACGACTTGATGCCGTTGGTGCCATCCAGCACCGTGTCGGCAAAGATGTCAGGCGCGTAGCAGGTGCCCTCACTGCTCTGCACAGGGCCGCTGCCGTCTTCCTTGACCTTCCACGACGCCTTTCCCTCCAGCACGTAGGCCGAGATGCTGCGCAGGTCCTCGATACCGTTGCTGGCGTAGGTGTGGAACGCCAGCAGGCTCATAGCCTTGTATTTGTGCTCGTCCAAGGCGCAGTAGGACTGCTCGGTGACATTCACCAGTGATGCCTCAGGCCCGCTGTCGTAGCTGGACTGCACCTGCGTATCTGAGTGGATAGAGAACATGTCCCACTCATTGGTGTAGAGCGGGCCGCGCTCCCGCAGGGCCGGGAACTTATTGAAGTCCAGGTCGATGTGCTTGCCGTAGAAGCTGACGGTGCCACCCGCCGCGTCGATCGTTTTCACATTGCCGGCGTTGTAGATATAGGCGTAGCCGTTGAAGCCGGACTCCTTAACCTCAGCCGGTGGGTCCACAACCGGGATGAAGCGGAACTCACGCTTGACCTTGTCACCTGAAGTGAACATCAAGCTGATGTAGTGGTCAGCGTCGTTGCCACGCTCAACAGCAAACAGCCGGGGCACCCTCTCCCAGGCGGTGTTACCGCTGCGGCGCACCATCATGTAGAAGAACATGGTGCGGCGCTCTAGCCCGTTGTCGCTCAGCTTGTAGCCATCCGGGGCGTCGTATTCGCCGTAGGTCTTCTGCCTGCCGCTGATGCGTCGGAACAAGCGCACACGGAAGTTGAAGCGCACTTGGTTGCAGGCAGTCACCGTCTGGTACACCGCCCTGGCGGACTTCACGATCGCCTTGCAGTAGAAGCTGTCATCCGCATCGCGGATCAGGGTCTCCCAGTTCTTGACGACATACTTCACCCACTGGAGGGCCTGCTGCTTCTCAGCGATCAGGGTCCGCAGCCTGTTCTTGACGGCAGTGACGCCGGTCTGGTCAGTTGTCCACTCCCCGCGCAGGTTGTCGATCTTGTCCTCCAGACATTCAACGCCGCAGGCAAAGCGCTCGAGGCTGATGCCAGGCAAGGTGAATGGCACCTGTGATTCCCGCGTTATCTGCAGCAGAAGTTCGCGGGTGTCGTCCATCTTGTCGTTGATGTACTCGCTCAACTCTTCACGCTTGTCGCTCTTCTCATCACGCCATGCCTTTAGCTGGGCAGGCGTGCGCTTGTTCTCCCGTCGCTTCTTAGCAATGTAGTCGTTGATGAAGTCACGCCGGCTGTCACGCAGCACTTCAATGTCGTTCTCCAGGCGCTTGACCTTCTTGGCCACCCTGCCGCCCTCTTCATTGTCGGCGAAGCTCTCGATCACTTCACGCTTGGCAGCAATCTGGGCTTTCAGATTCACGGCGTAGCTTTGCTGCTTGGCTTCTGCGCGCCAGAAGTCGTCCAGCTCTTGCAGGTCGTTGCTGAGCAGTTCATTGAGATACTTGATCCGGCTGCGTATGATTGCAGCTGCTACGTCTGTGGCGATGATGTAGGCCCGGATCTGCTTCCGTGCGCTGCCCGCCTTGATGCGGTCCCTGATGCGACGCAGCTTCTTGATGTCGCTGCGATACTCGCGTCGCAATGCCTTGGTGTTGAGCTTGGGCTTATCTGCCAAGAACAGCTCCAGCAGCAGCTCGGTGTAGGCGATCGAGCCACCAAGCGGGAAGGTGAAATTGGAGGCCAGATCCAGATCATTAGTCCATCTGATCACCTCGGTGCCAGTGAACAGGTAGACGCGATTCAGCCCGTCCTGCCCACCTGCGCCGCCGAGCTTGGGGATCGTGAAGTCCTGCGTGTAGACCGTGCTCTTCCGTGCCCGGTCAGTCACCTGCCGCTGGGTGAAGCCAATCCAGTACTTGTGCGACTCTGCCTTGGCCGGATCGAGTAACCCGGTCGCTATGACCTCGTTGATTGTCAGCGCAGGCACCACATCCTTGACCGGTGCGCTCAGGATGCTCAGTGCGCTGTTATAGGGCTCCTTGTCTTCAGCCTTGAACTTCCGCGCCTTGGTGCGGTCATAACTGCAGGTGGGGCCAACACCCGCCTCCGTACACTCGAAGTTGGCTGTCAGCTTGCTGTCATTGAGCGAGACATCCTCATCCAACTTCCGCACTTTGAAGTGAGCGCTGCCCAGCCGGTAGATGGCGCCTCGGTCAAGATTGTTTACCAGCTGTAGCCGCAGGTCCTTGGCCGCCTCACGGGCCACTGCCCAGGAGTCTTCCGACTGGACGCGCTCAACCCGATCAAAGTGCAGCGTGAACCGATCGCCCACGCTGTAGGTGTTCTGGAAGCCCGCAGCGATGTGGATCCCGTTGTTGGCATCGCGGATCTTGCCGTTCTCGTCCCGCTCGATCACGTCCACATTGATGGGGATCGGCGCGTAGACGCCCAGATCCTTGGAGGTCGTCGGGGTGTACGCCTGCGAGTAGCCCTCCCGTGGGTTGCCCGCCATGCCCTGCACCATGTGGGTCAAGGTGGCGCCAAACTCCATCGACGGATCGCGGGCATCACCCCACACCTTGCTGGTGTACGGCACCGGCCCCTGCTGGGGGGTGTAGTACATCCAGGTGTTGGACGCGGAGAACTGCCGCGCTGGCACCTGCCCAAATGCGGTCTTGCCATAGTCCAACCGCTTGATGTTCGCCGCACCCACCAACAGCAGCAGCTGCATGTACTGGCCGGTGCCGGTGCTCTCCACCGATGACCACAGCAGCGAGGTGTTCACCCGCACTGCGCCCTTGGGGTTGATGGCCTCGTTGCAGTAGACCAGATTGATCGGGTCGCCGTAGCGGGCCAGCTCCTGTGTTCCGTTGAAGCCGTAGCGCGGGGCGTAGCTCTTATCCCGCCGCTGGATCTGGTTGGTCTTCTTTGGCGTTTCAGGCTTGGGTGCCAGCAATGCTGACGCCACCTGGAAGATCATGCCAACGGCGAACAGAATGATCGCGGTCGGCTCGCCCCGCAGCTCCTCACGCCGCTGCGCCTCTGAGATCGAGTAGTCCTTCTGCGCCGCCAGAAACAGCAGATACTCGTCTTCGCTGATGCCCAGCTGCTGGCACAGACCGCGCTCGTAGGGCAGCAGCTTGCGATTCATGGGTGGGGGTGAAACGAGGGGATAATCTGGGGCACGGTCGGCAGGTGCGCCACCATGCCTGAAGAGCGCAGGTGCAGCATCCCGCCCTCGGCGCTCATCACCGCAAGGGCGCCGGCAGCATTGCTACGGCACAGCAACACATCACCCGGTCGTGGTGTGGAGACGCGGCTGCAACTTTCAAGCAACCAACGCATCAACCGCACCCGAGGCAGCGTGGACTCAGTGTAGGCCGCATACGCCCATTCAAAGGATGGGGCGTAGTCCAACAACCCCAGCCGGCGCCGCACCTCACACACCAGCTGGAAGCAGTCAGTCAGCCCGCTGCCGTCACCAGGGCGGTGCCCCCAGCCATAGCGCAGCAGCAGCAGGTCATTGCAGTGCGACATCACTGTTCAGGGGCAGCAGCCCGCTGTTCTCGGTTGTGATGATCCGCGCCGGGAAGGCCCCGCCCACCGAATCCAGCGCACTGCGAAAGCGGCACTCGATGGTGGTCTCGCTGAAGGCGCTGCCCTGTCCCACATAGAACTCAGGGATTGGGTCGGGAATGGGCTGCAGCGCACTGTTCAGCCACAGGTTGTGCAGGATCAGCTCGCTGTTGCGGTTACCATCGCCGCCCTCCAGCAGGGTCAGCGCCAGCTCGACATTGGGGAACAGCACC